ATGGCGAGCATCCAGTCCACCCGTTCCGGCTACCGCGTCCAGGTCTATGTGGCCGGCAAGCGGGATTCGCAGACCTTCAAGACCCGAAAGGAAGCTGCGCAGTGGGCGCTTGAGCGCGAGGCCGAACTGCGCGGCGCCAAGCTGCCCGACAAGACATTCGCCGCAGCCCTGAAGCGCTACTCCGAAGAAGTCACCCCAGGCCGCGGCGGTGAACGGTGGGAGCTGGTCCGCCTGAAGTCACTGCAGCGTGACCCGCTGGCCAGCCGGCGTATCGCTTCGCTGGCCGCTGACGACTTCGCTGCGTGGCGGGACGCCCGTCTTCAGCAGGTGGCCCACAAGCGGAAGACAAAGGTTCAGCCCGGCACCGTCGCTCGCGAGATGAACCTGATCCACTCGGTGCTCGAGGTGGCGCGGCGCGACTGGCGATGGATTCGGGAGAACCCGATGGCCGACGTGCGCTGGCCATCAACGCCCAAGGGACGCGCGCGCCGCATCACGCCGGAAGAAGAGCGGGATATCGTGGCCGCCTTCGGGCTTTCGGGGGAGCTCAAGGCAGAGACGGCGACGCAGCGCACCGGCCTAGCCTTCCTGCTGGCCTTGGAAACTGCGATGCGCTCGGGGGAGATCCTGGCGCTGACCTGGCCCAATATCCACGTTGCCGAGCAATACGTGCATCTGCCGAAGACGAAGAACGGCGACGCGCGAGACGTTCCGCTGAGCCGCCGTGCCGTGGAGATCCTGAAGACCTTGCCGCTCGGGTTCGGCCCGGTCTTCCAGCTGGATCCTGACGATCGAGACGCGCTCTGGCGTAAGATCCGAGACCGCACCCCACACCGGGGCGTGCATTTTCACGACAGCCGCGCCGAGGCGATCTGGCGCCTGTCGAAGAAGCTGGACATCCTGCAACTTGCGCGGGTGATCGGTCACCGCGACTTGAAGTCTCTGATGATCTACTACCAGGAATCGGCATCCAGCATGGCTAAGCAGCTCGGTTGATCCGAGCCTCGTCATCGGCCCATTGCAGCACCTTCGACTTCTTCCACTTCTTTTCGTTGCCGATGATCAGCGGCGGGGGGAAGCTTCCACGTACCGCGACGCGCTCGAGGAAGCCGCGCCGATTGGGTGCGCCGTCCTTGGTGGTGAGCCCCAGAAGGACCGCGCACGCGTCGGCTGAGAGATAACAGTCGCCAATGGCGAGCGCGGCGATCAAGTCAATGACATCTCTCTTGTCCATCAGGTCGTTTCCAGGATCAAAGTAGGGTCGATATTCCAGCCGGCCTCGCGCGCGCCCCGCAGGCGCAGCTCCGCGGCGTCGATGTGTTGCAGCGAGAAGGTGCGCGCACTGCAGAACATGTCGTAAACCGCTCTGGGTGCGCACTGCCACGGTGCGGCCAGGTCCTGCATGCGGCGGCCGTCCTCGCGCAGGTGGCGGCGAAGCAGCTGCCGGACGCTGAATTTTCCCAGCGGCACACGGATCGGGCGGCCACCGCAGGCCATGCTGTTGTGCGGCGCCTGGCGGGGCATGCTCCGGGCGGCCTCAGCCATTGCCGCCTCCCTGCTGGTGCTGCTCGCCAGGCGCGTAGACGTAGGCGTCCAGGCTCATCAGGAAGCGCAGCGCCATCGCTGCGGTTTGCACAGCCTCTGCGCGAACTTCGCCCGGCTTGACCTTGTGCGGCTCGTACACGGACTGAAGAACGGCCTTCCCCAGCTCGCCGAATTCCTCGCCAAGAACTGCCAGCGCGTGCAGCGGGTCGGTGGGCCACGTCGGGAATTTCGTCGTCGCGAGCTCCAGCTCGGCCAGGACCGCCGCATCCACCCCAGCGCGGGCGGTGGCGGGCTTCACCCAGAACGGAGCCTTCTGCCCTTTGATCCATGCCAGCACTTCCGCTAGCACAAGATCAGGATCGGTAGCATCAGCAGGGACGCGCATGCACGCATGACCATCTTTGATTCGCTGGATGGCGGACTCGATGCGTTCTGCAAGACCTTCTGGCACACTCCCAGCCACGCGAGCGGCGAGGGCCTTCTCTGCGACGGTAGCCCTGCTGTTGGCGTAGCCGCAAACCTGGATCATGTCCTTCAGGTACTCGCCACGTCCCGCCTGCTCGGCGATGGTGCGCAGTGACCTCGCGGCAGCTTCCAGCGGATCCCGCACCTGCTCGTCTGTGATGTTCATGGCGTCACCACTCCGAAACGGCCAGCCAGCCGGGTTCCGTGGCCTCGCTGAGCCAAAAGCGGATCGTCGTCGTGCCGCCGGTAGGCCGCTCGTCCTCATCGAACTCCGGATATTCCTTGTCCAGGTCAGCGTCGACGAGCTCGGTAACTTCATCGAGTTCGAACGCGTCGTCGCCCGCCAAGTCGTTGGCGAGCGCCAGCGCCTGCTCCGCGGTCTCAGCGGCGTAGATGTCGGAATCTCCGACGGCGAATGCTTTCAGGTTGCTCATGCTGCCTTCCTCTGGATGAGGCGCCGCCACCAGGGCCGGCGCAGGTCTTCGTTCTCGGTGCGCAGCCGCTCGATCTCGGCGGCCGCGCGCGCCAGCACCTCGCGCAGCAGATCCTTCCGCGGCTGGCGCATGCGCTTCGGGGGCGTGGGAAAAAGCTGGGTGCTCACGCGACGACTCCCAGCGGCAGGCCGGGCTGCACGGCGCGGATGCGCGCCTCGGCGATCACGGCGTAGGCCGGGTCGAGCTCTATGCCAACGAACTGGAAGCCCTCAAGTACGGCGGCCTTTCCGGTGCTGCCGCTGCCGACGAATGGGTCGAGCACCAGGCCGCCAGCCGGCGTCACCAGCCGGCACAGGTAGCGCATCAAGTCCGTCGGCTTCACCGTGGGATGATGGTTGCCGTTCCGGGCGGGCCAGTCGGCCTGCTCGCGCTGACGCATCGTCGCGCTGGTGGCCACTGCCGGCGCGCGGCTGGACTCCAGACCGTCGTTACGGTCTTCGCGGCTTGCCTTGGCGCAATAGAAGAAGCGAGCAGCACTTCCCGCGTCCTGGCGCCGGGCACCGGGGCGCATCTTGAAGCCCACGGTTCCCTCGTTATCGCTCTCGGCGCTCGCCTCATCGCCGCGCCCGCGCCGCATGACACCGTAGGTGTTCTGCGTTTTCCTAGCCTCAGCATTGGTGCTGGCGTTTGCCATCTGGCCTGGCGCATCCGGGAACGCCGCCAGCACCTCGTCGCTGCCGTCGTGGAGCAGGTTGGCGGGCCACCGACCGAGCGGCTGGACGAACTCACCGGAGGCGCGCGCTCCGGCGCGGTTCATGCCGGTCGGCGACATTGCGGGGCTGACCGACCTGCCTTCGGACGTATACGCGCCGCCGCTCAGGTCGTCCGCTGTTTCAACGCGGCAGTCCTCGATGTTGAGCGCGCCCGTGCCGTGCTCGCGCCAGTTTGCCTCGACGGTGCCGATCAGCGGCTTGCGGGCCATCACGATCGGCTCATGCGCGGGCTTCAATGCCGTTCCACCCCATGGGCCGTTGTGCGACTTCGGAAAGCCTGGGCCGAATACCCACATGAGCTGGTCGCGCACTTCGAAGCCGGCATCCTCGATACCGCTGGCCATCCGGTGATAGGTCCGCGCGGCGGCGAACGACAGCAGGTAGCCGCCTGGCTTTAGGATGCGCAGCGCTTCAGCCGCCCATGCGGCGCTGAAACGCTGGAACGCGCGCATGGCTTGCGGGCTCAGGTCATACGCGCCCGCCGCCGCTGCCGCACAGTTATGCGCGCCGGTGGCGGCAGCGCTCGGATCTTTCGAAGGCATGCTCCGCCGCTTTCCGTGGCGCGCTTCGATGTCAGCGCCATCCCAGGCTTTACCCATGAAGCCAATGCCATAGGGAGGATCGGTCACGACGGCATCGACCGAGTTCTCGGACATGCCGCGCATCACTTCCAAGCAATCGCCGACGTGGATCATGCCGCCACCGCCGCCGGAGCGCTGACCGGGTCCAGGTTCGCGAGCGCGAGCGCGCGCAGCGGCGGCGGGCTGACGCTGTTGCCGACCATGCGGACGGCGGCCGTGGTGCTGATCGGCCTGCCGTCGGCGGTGCGCTCGATGATGTAGCCGGCCGGGAAGCCCTGCGCGCGGTAAAGCTCGTGCGGCTTCAGCATGCGCAGGCCGATGTCCACGATCACGTAGGGCGTGCCGCGCACCAGCACCGTGACCAGCGCCATGCGGTCTTTGGTGGTCACGGTGGGCAGCGCTCGGCGGAGGTCGCCCCACTGGCCGCCCTCGCCGTAGTAGCGCATCAGGAACGCTGCGACCTGCAGCGCGCCTGCCTCCTGCTCGGGTCTAAGGGTGCATTCCACCAGCGCCTGATTCCCGGCCGCAGTGATCGTCGGAACGCAATGGGTGGCGGCGGCGCCTGGGTGTCCGCTCGTGTTGGTCACCAGATGGGCGGTCACCAGCTGCTGCTGGCTGCCGGCGGCGGTGATCGTGCTCATGGGCGCGCGGGCGTCGCGGCCGCCGCCTTCGTAGAACCCGCCGTTCGCCTGCTCGAGGAAGGCGCATGCAACGGCGTGGCCGCCCGTACCGCTGGCGGTGATCATCCCGACCGGGTCGCCCACCGGCTTGTTGCCGGAGCCCCAGCGCTGGACGCCACCAGGCTTCCCATCGCCGTGAGCTGCCTGGATCATCACCGGCGCCGCCACTGCATGCTTCACCCCGCCCGCGACGATCGTGCCGAGCGGTTTCTGCAGGTCGAGCGCGCGCGGCGCCTGGCCAGCGGCTTCGCCATAGCCGGACTGCACCAGCACCGGCGCGATGAGCGCCGTGTCGGCCTTGGTGGTGATCGTGTAGAGCGGTTCGTCACCCTGGCGCGGCTCGGTCTGCCCGGCCCGGCCGCCGACCCCGGCCAGCACCGGCGCCACGAGCGCGAAATGTCCGCCCTTCACGCCAGCGCACTGGGTGCGCAGCGGCTCGCCCGGCGACCAGGTGCGCGAAGTGCTCGCGTTGGCGTGTTCGGTGAGGAAGGGCCAGATGGTGCCCCTGTCGTCACCTGAATCACAGCGCACGCTGACCGAGCTGTAGGCGCCGGGAACAATGAAGGGATCCGCCGCGTCGATCACATGCCGCATCACGCCCTTCGCGATGCGGCGCAACGTTGCGTCGGCGAGGGGCCGCTTGCGCGCGAAGATCGAGGGGCACGGCAGCGAGAAATCGAGGCAGTCGGCGGCGCTCACCCGCGGCTGCAGGCCTGGCGCGTTTCCGTGGGTCGGCTCCGGCCAGCGGATCGGCTCGCCGTCGCGGCGCGCCAGCATGAAGAGCCGTTCCCGGCTCGTGCCGGCGCCGTAATCGCTAGCCACCAGTTTCTGCCATTCGACCTGGTAGCCGCACGCACGCAGCGCGGCGACGAACTGCCGCCAAGTGCGCCCGCTGCGCTTCCTGTTGGGCACCAGCTGCTGGTTCTCCACGGGCACGCGCTCGCCGACGGCCGCCACGCTGCCGTCCATCTTCAGCACGCGGCCGGTGCCGCGATCGCGCTTCGCTACCAGCGGTCCCCACGTCAGGATCTGCCAGACGTTCTCCAAGCTGACGATACGGGGCGCGTTGCCGACCTTGGCCAGCTGGCCGACCCACTTCAGCACGACCCACGAGAGGGCGCGCGTCTTTCGGCTGCGCGGCTGGCCGCCCTTCGCCTGGGAGAAGTGGGTGCAGTCCGGGCTGGCATGGAACCAGCCGACCGGCCGGCCAGCGACATCGCGGCGCGGGTCCGCGTGCCAGATGTCCTCACGGTGATGGATCGTCAGCGGATGGTTCGCCGCGTGCATGCCGATCGCCCACTCATCGTGGTTGTAGGCCAAGGCCGGATCGATGCCCAGCGCCTGCTTCAGCGCCTCGCTGGCGCCACCGCCGCCGGCGAAGAGGTCGACGACGATCTCGCCGGGCCGCAGGCGCGAAAGCTGCGGCGGCGGGAAGTTGAACTCACGCGAGCCGTCAGCCACTGCGAGCCTCCGTCCGAGCCTTGGCGCTAAGCGCGATACGGCTGGCGGCCTCGTCGACGGTGGCCTGCCTGCGAGTCTTGGCGCGGCGCATCGGCGTGTGGCCGAGCTTTTCGACCTTGCCGCCGCGGCGCTGGAAGTCGGCCAGCAGCTGCGCCAGCTCGGCGCGTTCGGCGTTCTTGTGCAGCTGGTTGCCGCTCATGAAGCCGGCCATCGGCGGACGGCCTTCGGCGGCCCGGCGCAGATCGGACTCGTTCTGGCGCTGTGCGGTACGCGGCATCAACGCGTCGGTGACGGTATGGGTTCTCATGCGTCACACCCCGGACCGAGCTCGCCGGGCTTGCCCTCGCGTGCGGCGGTGAAGCGGCGGTAGTTGATCCAGCCCTGTTCGGGGCAGTGGAAGCCCCACAGGCGCATGCGCGGGCCGGTGATGAAGATCGTCCAGGCACCTTCGCCGGGAAGGATTTCGACGCGATGGGCGGTGCTGGGCAACGCGCAGCGCAGGCCGCCGGACTGGCGCACCCGGCGGCTGTGGATCCCGCCGGCGCGGATCGTGTGCTCGACGTAGCTGCCCTTGAGAAGTAGCGAGCACCACGCCCAGGGATGGTCGTGCAGCGCCCGGTCGTCGTCGCTGCGCAAGAAGCAGTGCAGGTAGACGTTGAGTGCGCGGTTGCGTGGGATCAGCCACCAACGAAGGAGATAGGCGCCGTCGGCGTTATCGGCACCGACCACGAAGTCGGCGGGGCGCCTAGCCACGACGCGCCAGACCAGCTGGCAGTACAGCCAGGATGCGAAGCGGGTGCGCAGGCCCTTCATGCACGCACCGCCTGGCCGCCCTGCGCGAGCAGCTGTTCGGCATAGCGCTCGCCGCGGGCGTTGAGGCGCACCACGGACGGGTACTGCGGGTCGTCGAAGTCGACCAGGCCGGCGTTATCGAGCCAGTTGACCGCGCGCCGGGTGAAAACTTGGATGTCGGTGGTGCCGCTGGTCTTGATGTCGGCGGGCGGCGTGGCGAAGCCACCACGTGCGCGACGCAGCGTGTGGCCGGGAGACTGGAAGGCGGCCAGCAGGGCGCGCCGAGCGATGGGTTGGAGGTCCATGGGTTTCTCGCGGGTCAGGCGGCACGCGCCGAAGGAATGAAGGCAGACACGGCCTGTTCGCGTGCCTGGGTGAGCTGGGAAAGCGGGATCAGATGCATCCGGAACGGGTCGGTCCAGCGCGACTCCACTAAGGCGCGGCTGGCCGTCGGGCGCGTGGCGATGCCGCATCGGCAGCACTCGATGTGGAAGGTGGTCGGCACGGGTGTGCCGATGCGCGCACGCTGAGGTGCGCCGTGGGTTTCGACCCATTGCGGGTGGTGACCTGGCTGGCAGCCGGGGATGGAAGCGGGAAGAGGGTGAGCGGTCTGGCGCATGGTCATGCCTCCAGGGGGTAAAGGTCGGCGTTGCCGGTCTGCAGGTCCGAGAAGCCGAGGTAGGCCTCCACGCCCGCGCGGATTGCCGCGTCGCATTCCTCGAACTCGGCCACGCACGCTCGGGCGATGTCCTGCCAGAAGGCGAACAGCTGGGGCTGCTTGCGATCCCAGGCGGTAGCGCCTTCGCGGATGGCGACGGCATGGGCTTCCATGGCTGCGTGCGAACGCTGGTACAGGGAGACGTCAGCGCTCATAGGCGTGGGCCTCCACATAGGAGTCGTGGAACTGCGCCATCTCGATCAGGCGATGAGGGACGGCATAGGCCGCCAGCAGGAAGACAGCCGCCCACGCGGCGCGCAGGCGGCGGGTCACGGTTGCTCCTCGATCACGCGCACGCCCTGGCGGTCTAGCCAACGCGAAGCGCGCTTGAGGGCGTGGCGCGTCATTGGGAAGCGCTCGCCGCCCAGGAGGAGGTCACGACCGCCGACTTGGGCGCGGCGCACAGTCGCGACGGCGACCTCGCGCGGCGTGACGCTGTGCGGACTGGCCAGCAGGCCTGCCCAAAGGAAGTCACGGCAGACGATCAGGGCGAGGGTTTCGCCGCGGATGCCGGTAGCGAAGGATTCGGAGGCGGGCAGGGCGTTCAAGACCGCGCCTCCCGGGCAAGGTCACGGGAGGCGGCTTCGCCGCGCTTGCTCGCAGCGTCCAGGCGCGCGGCGCGCGTCTTCTGGTTGCGATTGTGGGAGCCGCGACTGGACCTCAGCTGGGCCTGCGCCAAAGCGTGGTCATGCTGGGCAGCAGAGCGGCAGCAGCGAACGGCGCAGGGCGGTAGGGCTTCGGTTTCGGTGTCGGTGTGGAACATGGCGCTCCTCCGGGAAGGGAGGGCGCCAGCGGGTCACCGGGCTTGGGGAGTGGCCCGTCGGAGGCCAGAGGGGAAGGGCTGGCCGCCGTGGCGACCCGCCGGTCGCCCGCCAGCTAACAGCTGGCGAGCGAAGTGTCTAGCCCGGAGCTAGATATGTCAAGCAATAAGCTAGACATTCTCGATTGAAGATATCTATCGTATAGCTAGATGCGCTTACGACGCGGGGAGGCAGTCCGCGAGGCTTGCGCCGGTTTCTGCAGCGTCTACGTAGCCGCGCATTCGGTCGAGCAAGTCATCCAGTTGTGGGTCTGTAAGGTCGGACAGGTAGGGCTTCCCGCGGGTGATGAGGAAGTGGGTTACAGCGATCTGCCACCCGTAGGAATTAGCAATCACCATAACCTCGTGCATCTTGCGCGCACGATCAGATACGTCGACAGGAGCGAAGGTGGTCCAATCTGGCAAGGCCTTGGATTCGGCGGTGCTCATGGATGCCGCTACATCAGGCGCGCTTTCGCCTATGAGGTGGAGAGCCGGTGGCCTCCCCATCTTCCGGTGCGCGCGAAGTGCCACCAACTGTGCCAACTTGTTCATCTCTTGATCCAGATCGAACGCCATCCTGTTCCTCCATCCTTTCTCTCGTTGCCAAAGCTGCGCGTAGAGCCAGCACGAACGCCTCAGGATCGCGTTCGATTATGAGCTCATCACCTGCGCCCAGGCGGAACGCCTGCTTCGCCAGAGTGATTGCGGCGCGAATGATCTCCGCGTCGAGTCGCTCGGATTGAGAATGGTCATTGTCGAGCCACCCGACGGGCTTACCCATGAGCTTTTCGACCTCGCGTGCTGACTCGCTCTGGATTGCGCGAGCGGCACCCTTGCCGAACCATTGATTGACTTGATTCGGCTGCTTGTTGAGCTTGATCGCAAATTGGCGTTCCGACGGAAAGCCGGCCTTGAGGGCCAACAGGTTGGCCAGGCGAATTTCTTCGATCGTCTTCATGGAGAAAGCCTAGCGGCCAGCTAGACGCGGATGGTCTAGCGTGCTGCTTGACATGACGTCTAGCGCATGGCTAGATAGTCGCCCATGGACCTCCGCACCTACATCTCCGATATGCAACGCCGTGCAGCACTCGCACGAGCCTGTGGCACGAGCCCCGACTACCTGTGGCAAATCGCGACCCGTTGGAAGGGGCGCAGACCCAGCGCAGAGCTTGCTTTGAGGATCGAACGCGAGACCGAGCGCTTGGGCCCGGAAAAGGTCCCGAAGGAACCGTTGATCTTTGGCGTCGACCCCCAGCCTGGCGAGGTGGTCTAAATGGCCCGAAGCGTGACCCTGCTTGCCGATCGACTGGATTCGGGCGAGCTCTCCGTACTCGTCGGCACGCCCATCTACGACAACGCTGACCAAGCCGATCTGTGCCTGTCGGCCGACGAGTGGGTTGATCTTCTCGAGCGCCGTCGCAGTGTCGGCTGGCCGCTGCACTTTGTGGAGGCTGCGAACCTGGCAGTCACCCATGCGTAGCGTCCCGAGCAAAACGGTCGCGAAGGCGCACGACATTGCAGGTCGCCGTGGCCGGCTGGGAGCCCTGCATCTCGTTGCCGAATCGATGCTGATCGGCGCGCTTTGTGGGCTGATCCTGACCTGCGCTGGTCGGAGCAAAGAAGACCGCCACGACGCGGCCGGGGCCCAGCTCCACATCGAATCGGCGCAGGGCAGTGAATCGCAAGGGCAGGGGACTAATGTCGGGCATGGCGTGAATTCTTCAGCCAGAGCGGGGTGCTGCGCATGAAGCCCGCGCCTCAGTTTCTGCCTCCCCGCCAATCGGTGGTGTACCTGCATACAAACCTGATGCTCCATGCGACCGGCACGAACCAGCGCAGTTTCGGCATGGTTGTGGCGGAAAACTACCTGCGCATGGTCTCCGAGGAAGATCGCGAGGAACGCGGGTTCCGAATCACGCATGGCAGCAGCGCCGATGCTGCGGCGGACAAGAAGCACAACGGCCAGATACTGGGCCGGTACCTGTCTGGTGATCTGCGCACGCTTCCGGCCAACCTGGAGGACGCATGGGTGATGAGCTTGCCCGAGCCGCACCGTTCGAACTGCGAGCGCGACCTGGCGCGTCGGCGCGGCATGCTTGCGGTGGCCATGCCCGCGCCCGAAGGCCTGCAGGTCGCGAGCGTCGCCACGCTCATGGGCAACTACGCCAACTTGGTCCATGCGTTGGCGCCCGCGATTGAGGATGGCCGCTTTGGTCCCGAAGACCTGCCATACCGGCGCGCGATCGAGGCCGCCGGCCGCGACGTTATCGCCGCCGTGATCGGCATCGGCCACGAACTGGATCGAGGCATCTACGGGGAGCTGCCGAGTGCTTGATATGGCCGTCTTCCACGCGCCCCGGGCACCACGAACGGCCGGCCACAGAGCGATCAGCGCAGCGGCGCGGGCGTATATCGACGAAGCGACACGCCTGCTCTACGGAAACGAGCCAGGTCTGCAAGGAGAAGAAGCCCTGGCCGAGCGCGAACGTTACCGGTGTGAGGATGAGGCACGCGCTTCCGCGCAAGCCGAACTTCCTCTGCGGAGGTCGTCGTGAGCGTGAGCACCTGCATCGTCAAAGCGCTGGGAATCGCACGCGCCCCGCGGCAGCAGTGGAAGGCGATTATCGATACCTTGCCGGAGGCCTGCCAGACGCCGGAAATTTGCACTGGCGGTATCGGCTGCCGACAGCGCTTGGCCGAGTATCTGCGAGTGCAATATCTGGCGCAGGCCCGGCGCGAGCGGATGAAAGCGGGTGGGCGGCCATGATGGAACGCAAGATCGATGTCGAGCAGCTCAAAGCGCAGGTGGATCTCGCCCAGGTAGTCGCTCGCTATGTTCCGCTACGCAAGGCCGGCAAAGAGCTGACGGGTCTGTGCCCGTTCCACTCTGAGTCAAGTCCGTCCTTTACGGTCATCCCCGCCAAGGGTTTCGTGCACTGCTTTGGGTGCGGTGCCCACCATGACGTCATCGGTTTCCTGATGGCCATCACGGGTTGCGACTTCCGAGAAGCCTGTGTCCAGTTGGGGGCGCAGGACTACCAGCGCGCCCGAGAGGACGTGCGCCGTGAGATCGACGCGCCACTTGAAGGGAGATGGGTGCCGCTGATGCCTGTTCCGGAAGACGCCCCGGACCTGCTCGTTGGAGCCGGGTGGACCGTGCCCATCTGGAACGTCAAACGCTCCAAGTTGCGTCGCATGCGGGTGACGCGGGCGGACGCCTACCGCGATGGTGAAGACCGGCTCCTGGGCTACGTGCTGCGCGCCGACATCAAGGATCGGCAGACCGGGAAGATCAAGAAGTGGACGCCGCAGGTTACCTGGTGCGTCGGGCCCGATGGTAAGCGCCAGTGGTGCATCCAGCACTTCCCCGTGCCTCGGCCGCTGCTGGGGCTGGACGCCCTGGCGGCAAAGCCTCAAGCCGACGTGCTGTTCGTCGAGGGTGAAAAATGCCGCGCGGCTGGCGCTGGCGCGTGGGAGCGATATGCAGTCGCCTCGTGGGCTGGTGGCAGCAATGCCGTGGGCAAGAGCGACTTCCGCCCCCTGGAGGGCCGCAATGTGGTGTTGTGGCCAGATGCGGATTCGGCCGGCCGCAAGGCCATGCTCGGGTGGCGCAACGATGCGGGCCGCTACGTTCCTGGCGTGGCACAGCTTGCCGCGCGAGCAGGAGCCGCCAGCATCCGCATGATCGACACCGAAGGGATGCCCGATGGGTGGGACATTGCCGATGCCCTCGAGCGCGATGGTTGGACGCCGCGCCAGCTGTCCGCTTGGGCAGCGGGTCGGGTCATCGAGATCACGGTGGTGCCCAGCCATGCGGAGTGACACCACCCAGCGACGCCTGCCGCTTGCGGTGAAGCCAACGCCCGAGGAGTGGCGAGCATCGGCCGAGACGGCACTGCGTAATCCTTTCGAAACGCCGGCGCGCTGCCGGGAGCGACACGACTATTACCTGGCGCAGGCGGAGCTTTGCGAGCGGGAAGGGCGGGGATGACCTTGAGTAGAAGAAAGAGCCTGACGGTCGTGGACGGCGGCCTCGGCACCGCGCCACCGGGCGGTGGCGACCACAATCCAGATGCCTGGAAGTCCCAGCTGACGTTCAACCGCGACAACAATGTCGAGGGCACGCTGCACAACCTGATCCTGATCATGGAGCACGACGAGCGCCTGGCGGGCCTGTGGTGGCTCAATGACAGCAGCAATCAGGTCAAGCTGGAGCGCGACCCGCCATGGCGCGGCGGCAGTCGCGAGGAGTTCATCGACTCCGACGCCTACGAGCTCGCCGCCTGGCTGCAGCACCCAGACCGCTACGCGATGAAATGCAGCGACGAGTTGGTGCTCAAGGCCACCATCGCGGTGGCGCGTCGCTACCGCCGGCATCCCATCCGGGAGTTCCTCAGCGGCTTGCAGTGGGACGGCGTGCCCCGGGTGGAGCGGATGCTGGTTGAGCTGTTCGGCGCGGCCGACACGCCTTACAGCCGGCGCGCGGCGCAGTGCTTCATGGTGAGCGCCGTAGCGCGCGTGCTTTGGTTCGACGCCAAGGCGCCATCGGTGGGCGCCCAGGTGGACTTCATGCTGGTGCTCGAAGGCGAACAGGGCAAGCGCAAGTCCAGTGCGCTTCGCGCCCTCTTCGGAAGCCAGTGGTTTGTGGAGACCAGTGAGTCGCCCAGCAGCAAGGACTTCTATCAGGTCATTCAAGGCGCGTGGGGTGTGGAGATCGGCGAGATGGACTCGTTCTCCAAGGCGGATGTCACCAGCGTCAAAACGGCTATCACGCGTCGCGTGGACAAGTTTCGCGCGCCATACGAGCGCGTGCCCCGATCCTATCGGCGCGAATGCGTCTTCGCCGGCACGACGAACGAGCACCAGTACCTGCGCGATCCCACGGGCGGACGCCGCTTCCTACCAGCGCGCACGGATGGTGAGGTGCGAATCGACGACATCACCGCTCAGCGAGAGCAGTTGTGGGCCGAAGCGGTGCGCATGTTCGAGGAGGGATTCCAGTGGTGGGAGCTGCCCGAGGATGCCTCCGAGCAACAGGCCGCGCGCTACGTCGGCGATAGCTGGGAGGGTCGCGTCGAGAAGTGGATCGACATGCGGATGGACGAGTCTCGTTACCCAGGGCGGCTCAAGTTCGGCACACGCGTGGACTGGACCACGACGGACGAGGTGCTCGTCCACGCCATCGGCCTGGACCCTGGCAAGCATGGCAAGCCCGAGCAGATGCGCGTGGCCGCCGTCCTCAAAACGTTGGGTTGGGAGAACCACCGACGCAGGTGGCCGGACGGCGGGCGTGAGCCGCGGTGGTTTCGCGTGGGCGTGGCGGTAGAGGAATGGCTGGCCGGCGCCAGCCGAGAGCAGGCGCGGCAGGAGACGGTGGATGCGCCTGACTTCTGACCAGACCTCGACGCCAATGTCCATACCTGTCCACACCGGTGTCCAGACCTCAAGCCAACACCGGCGCGGCTGTCCACACCGTCCAGACCTTTCTCGCGTGCCTATGTACACGACCTTTGCCAACCATCAGTCAAATATTCAAATCAGGTGTGGACGGTGTGGACAGTCTGGACACCTCAATAATTCCAAGGCGTGCGGCTGTCCAGACCTCGCACGAGATGTGCGGACGGTGTGGACGGGCGCGGCGATTAAGACGTTCCACGGGAATCCGAGGCGCGAAGGGGTGCCGTTCCACACCGGAGGGGGGCGAGGGCGGGTCCTCCCCCCGTCACCCCCCGTCACGGGTAATTCGGACCCCGACGTTTCGCTAGTCACAAGGGGTTTTCAGGGGGGTTGTGGTGGTTACTGATCTGTCCTCGCCGATGAAGCAGGCCGACTTCGGCGACCTGGTGGGCATTTCCCAGCAGGCCGTGAGCGATCTGGTTCGTCGTGATGTCCTGCCTGACGGGGCGTGCGGCGACGAGTGGCTGCTGGCCTACTGCGATCACCTGCGCGAAGTTGCGGCCGGCCGCGGTGGCGAGGCCGGCAAAGAGCTGACCGCCGAGCGTGCGCGCCTCGCGCGCGAGCAGGCCGACCGGCTTGCCATGCAGAACGCCGTCACACGTGGCGAGCTCGCACCGGCCCATCTTCTGGAGCAGGTGATTGCCAAGGCTGGCGCGCGCGCCGGCCGCATCTTGGAGACGATTCCCGGCCTTCTGCGCCGACGTCTGCCGCAGCTCACGGCGGATGACGTCATCGAGGTCGCGCGGGTGGTGGCCAAGGCCCGCAACATCGCCGCCTCCATGCGCCTGGCTGACGTTGACGCTGATGACGAGGTGGCCGACGAGGCCGCCGAGCACGGTGCGCTCGACGGGAGCGAGCCATGAGTTTGCTCGCCGGGATCGATGCCAGCCAGTTGCAAGCGGTGGATCGCCATCTGCAGCGAGGCTTGTCCGCTTGGAGCGTGCAGGAGCCAGCCACCCTTGAGCAGTGGGCTCGGGACAACTTCTACCTCTCGGCCGAGTCCAGCTACGTGGAGCAGAGCTGGACGCCCTGGCCATTCCAGCGCGGCATCATGGCGGTGGTGAGCAACGATGATGTGGCCGAGGTGACGGTCAAGAAGTCCGCGCGTGTCGGCTACACCAAGATCCTGCTGGCGGCGATCGGCTACAACGCGGAGCACCGCCGCCGGAACCAATGCATCTGGCAGCCCACCGACGACGATGCCGAGGACTTCGTGAAGTCCGAGCTTGATCCGATGCTGCGCGATGTGCAGTGCATGCGCGCCGTCTTCCCGGCGTACCTGGCGCGCCACAAGGACAACACGCTGCAGCAGAAGAAGTTCATCGGCTCGCTTCTGCGTGTGCGCGGGGGCAAGGCGGCGAAGAACTACCGGCGCATCTCCATCGACGTGGGGTACCTGGACGAGCTGGACGCCTTCGACAACGACGTGGAGAAGGAGGGCGCGCCCGACGTGCTGGCGCTCAAGCGCTTGGAAGGTGCAACGTTCCCGAAGTTCGTGGCCGGCAGCACGCCCAAGCTCAAGGGCTTCAGCTTGACCGATACGCGTCACTCGCAGGCTGATGAACGCTTCACCTTCCAGATCGCCTGTCCGCAGTGCGGCGATCGTCACGCGTTGACTTGGGGCGGCAAGGATGAGCCGACCGGCTTCAAGTTCGAACGAGACGCGGAGGGCAACCTGCTACGCGTGTATCACCTGTGCCCGCATTGCGCCTACCCTCTGAGCCAAGCCGGATACCTCGCCGCGGCCGAGCAGGGCGAGTGGATCAACGAGCGCGGCGACATATGGCTCCGCTGCGATGGTCGGTTCACGACGGCCGAGGGCGCGGCTCTGCCGGCGCCGCGTCATGTGGCGCTGCACGTGTGGACGGCCTACAGCCCGGCGGTCGCCTGGGCGCAGATCGTGCGCGAATTTCTGGAGGCCTACGCAAAGCACCTGGAAGGCGACGACACGAAGCTGAAGGCGTGGACCAATACCACCCGGGGTGAGGCGTGGGAGGGTGAGATCGAGCGCACCGACGCCGACGAACTGCGCAACCGCGCCGAGTCCTTTCCGCTCAAGCTGATGCCGCGCGGATGCCTGCTGTTGCTCTGCGGCATGGACACCCAGGACAACCGCCTGGAGGCCGCCGTGTGGGGCGTGGGCCGCGGTGGCGAGACATGGACGATCGACCACCAGGTCTTCTTCGGCAACCCAGCCCAACAAGCCGTTTGGGATGAAGCCGAGGCCTTCCTGCGGGAGACCGAGTACCCACATGCCTGTGGTCGCCCGCAACGGATCTTCGCCACTGCCATTGACTCGGGCGGCCACCACGCCGACGCCGTCTACTCCTTCGCGCACAGGCTCAAGGCACTGCGCGTGCACGCGGTGAAGGGCGCCAGCGGCGGGGAGCGGGCCATCGATAACGGCAACACCAGAGTGGGATACACGTGGAACGGCAGAACCGAGAAGCAGGGTCCCGTGCTGTGGCATGTCGGCACGAACCTGGCTAAGGACAGGTTCCAGTCTCGTCTGGAAGTGGTGTCGCCCGGCCCGGGCTACGTGCACCTCTCCGGCGAGCTCTCGCCCGAGTGGTTCAAACAGTTGGCCGGCGAGATCCGCGCGACGCGGCGGATGAAGGGCGGCACCGAGTCCCGCTGGACACCAACCCGCAAGCGCATCGAGGTCAAGGACTGCCTGACGTACGCCATCTGGGTGGAGGAGCGCCTGGACCTGTGGTCACTGCGGCGCGCGAAGTGGTGGGACCAGTTGGAAGCAGCCGTGCAGCCAGAAGACGATCTCTTCTCGTCGCCACGCGATTCCCGTGAAACATCCGTTGCACACGCTGCACCCGTCTCGCCGCCGATTCCGATGCCTCCGCCTGCCGCCGCCGTCACGACCCGCCAACGCCTGACAAACCAGCGGTCCAGTGGGTTCGCTCGCGAAGGGTGGGGGCTCTGATGGCACGTCGCAAAGAGACTGCTGAGCAGCTCCGCGCTCGTATTCTGTCCGCGATGCAGAGCGACATTGGTATCAGCGAGCACATGGCGCAGCCGTTCGTCGATTCGATCATGCGGTGCTTTGCGGGTGAGCAGCCGTATTTCCCCGCGGCGGAGCGCGCTTACCCTGTTCTGCAGATTGCGGCGGCGCTAGAGCGCGGTGCGACTGTTAGGCAGGTGCTGAGGGACTTCGAACTGTCCAGGGCGAAGCTTTACAGCCTGTTCCCTGGCGGCCTGCCCAAGGCGCGATTCGCACCGCTGTCCACGATCTCAATGAAAGTCGAGACAAAATAATTTCACAACGCTTGATAATCAAGGGGTTACGGACGTCGCTGTCCACGGCTTTCTTTAGTTCGTGGACAGCAACATCCCTAACTTAGTCGTCCATGGCGACGGCTCAAGAAATGCTCGACTTCTACATGCGCGCGGAGCAATCCGTGTTGCAGGGGCAGACCGTTCGCTATGGCGAGCGACTGCTGACCCGGGCAGACCTGGCGGAAATCCGCAAGGGACGTGCGGAGTGGCAGGTAGCCGTTGATCGCGCGACCGCCGGCGTGCGCCGCAGTCGCTTCGCGGTAGCTGATTTCGGAGGGCGGACCTGATGGTTCGCACCGCAACGGTGGCGCGCGACCGACTGTCCGCGGCGATCGGCGCCGACCGACAGGTTCGCGTCGTGGAAGCTCGCGCACAGGACATGATCTCGGCCAAGGATGTGGCGCTCGCTCAGCGAGAAGAGCAGGTCAAAGTGTTGTCGCGCGCCCACGAGGTCACGCGCCCTTCGCGCAGCCGCAAGCTGGCGCGTGACTGGGGTAGTGGCAACGCGATTGCCGGCCAGGATGCCAAGCAGCTGCGCGACCAGGCCAGGCACCTGGACCGCGATCTCGATCTTGCGACCAATGCACTCAACGTACTGGTGCAAAACACCGTTGGCTCGGGCATCGACGTTCTGGCCGCGCCGCGTCGTCCCGGCGAACCCATCAATCGCGAGCTGGCCATCCAGCTGGATGACCTGTGGGACGCCTGGTGGGACCGTCCGGAGGTCACGTTCACCCACGACTATGGCGCCTGCCAGCAGCTGCTCGCGCGCAGCTTCTTCCGGGACGGGGAGGTCTTCTACCAGGATCTGATCGGCCCCGTGCCGTTCCTGGAGCATGGCACCGACGTGCCCTACAGCTTCGAGATGATCGAGGCCGACCTCTGCCCGCTGGACCTGACTGACGCGTCGCGCAACATCCTGCAAGGCGTGGAGCGCAATGCCTGGGGAAGGTCGATCGCCTTTCACTTGTACAAGCAGCATCCCGGTGATCCGCTGGGCTGGAACCTGGAGACCAAGCGCGTCAGCGCCGAGTACCTGCATCACGTCGCCCACTTGACGCGCTTGCATCAGGTGCGCGGTCTGAGCGTATTCGCCAGCGCCATGTCGCGCTTCGAGGACGTCAAGGACTACGAGGAATCCGAGCGCATCGCCGCAAAGGTGGCGGCCTCACTGACCTTCCAGATCAAGAAGGGTGACGGCACGATGTACTCGCCCGACGGCACGTTGGGCGGCGTCGCCATGACCGAGCAGGGGCAGAGCTTCCGCGACCTGCGCATGGCGCCGGGCATGATCTTCGATGACCTGCTGCCCGGCGAGTCGATCGAGACGCTGGCGTCCAACCGGCCCAATCCGAACGCCGCCACCTGGCGAAAGGAACAGCTTCGCGCTGCAGCGGGTGGGATCGGCGTCAGCTATTCCAGCCTGTCGCTGGACTACAACGGCACTTACTCGGCCCAGCGCCAAGAGCTGATCGAGAAGTGGGGCAGCTATCTGATGCTGGCCGAGCAGTTCATCGCCCGCATCGTGCGGCCGCAGCGCCAGCGGTTTATCGAGGCCTGCATCCTGTCGGGCAAGGTGCGACTGCCCAAGGGGTGGGCGAGACGCGATCTGGCCGCGTCCACCTACGTGCGGCCGGTAATGCCGTGGATCGACCCGCTCAAGGAGGCGAACGCCCGCGCCGAGGCCGAGGATCGCGGCTGGGTCAGCCCGCAGCAGAACACGTTGCAGTACGGCAACAACCCGAACGAGGTGCTCCGCCAGCGCGAAGACTGGGCCGAGCAGACCCGTTCCCTGCCGCCGGCGGCGGCATCCAGCGATCCGCAGGCACGCGCTCACCTGCGCGCGGCTGTGATCCGTGACCAGCTCAGGAGCAGCGACTGATGCGCAACAGCACCCTTCACCTGGCCATGTGCCGGATTCTTGCCGACGCGGGTACCGCGCCGAGTCTCAACCTGCTGCAGGTGCGCGCTGCTGGCGACGCCGCCGAGGTCATGATCTACGGCACGATCGGCGAGAGCTTCTGGGAAGAATCGGTCTCGGCTGCCGAGCTGGCCGAGCAGGTCGCTCAAATCCAGGCCGGCACGATCAACGTGCGCATCAACAGCGCCGGCGGCGTCGCGGCCGATGGCATGGCGATCTACAACGCGCTCAAGCAGCACCCGGCGCGAAAGGTCGTGTTCATCGACGGGCAGGCCTGCTCCATCGCCTCGCTGATCGCTATGGCCGGTGATGAGGTGGTCATGTACGCGAGTTCGCTGTTGATGGTGCATGCGCCCCACACCCTCGCGGCCGGTAACGCGGCCGCTTTCCGCCAGTGGGCCGACGTGCTTGATACCCACGCCGCCGCGATGGTCGAGGCCTACGTGGCCAAGACCAACAAGCGCACGGAGATCGAGCAGCTGCTCTCCGACGGTGTTGACCACTGGTACACCGGCGCGCAGGCCGTGGAGTTCGGCTTTGCCGACCGCGTCGCAGACGCGCTTCCGGCGCAGGCCAACGCCCGCGCATCGGCCGTGGCGTTGAGCAGTTATGCCCAGACGTTGACCAACGCGCCGCCGGCACCGGCCAAGCAGCTGCGTGCCCAAGTCTCCGCGGCGCTGTCGCCGCAGGTTTTCGCCTCGCTCCCCGAGGTCACCCAGGCCGCCCTGATCGGCCACATCGAGGATCCCACCATGCAGAACCAGTACCGCGCCATCCTCGCCGAGGGCGGCACCAGCTCCGCGACGCCGCCGGCGACGCACACCCCTGCGCCGACGCCCGCCCCCGTGCCGGTGCCGATCGTCGCCGTCGGCGCCGAAGGCCAGGTGCAGGCCGCGCTGGCGGCACTTCGCACCCGCAACACCGAGATCATGGCGCTCGCCGAGCCGCACATGACCAATGCCGACGTGCGCAGCTACGTCGACGGCGTGATCGCGGCGGCCGATCCGGCCGTCACCGCCGACAACGTGGGTCGGCACATCCTGGCGCTGATGGCCCGCAACGCGCAGCCGCTCAATGGCGGCGCGGGCATCACGGCCGGTACCGATCAGCGCGAGCTGACCCGGGCGGCGATGACCAACGCCATCCAGGCGCGCGTCGGCCTGGCGCAGCCGACCGAGGGCAACCAGTTCCGCGGTCTGACCATGATCGAGATGGCGCGCGCGGCGGTGGAGGCAGCCGGCGTCAGCACTCGCGGTATGGACCGCATGCAGGTGGTGGGTCTGGCCTTCACCCACAGCAACTCCGACTTCCCGGCGCTGCTGGGGACTACGGCCAACCGCGCCATCCTGCAGGGTTACCAGGAGGTCGAAGAGCAGTTCGACCAGTTCACTCGCCCGGTCAACGTGCCGGACTTTAAGCCGACCAATCTGGTGGGCCTGGGTGCGTTCTCGAACCTGGACATCGTGCGCGAGGGTGGCGAATACAAGTACGGCACCTTCAGCGAGCAGTCGCAGTCCATGCGTCTGGTCACCTACGGCAAGCTGTTCTCGATCACGCGCCAGGCGATCATCAACGACGACCTGGGCGTGTTCAACGATGTGCCGCGCAAGATGGGCCAGGCGGCCAAGCGCACGCTGGCCAATGCGGTGTTCCAGCTGCTGACCAGCAACCCGACCCTGGCCGATGGCTACGCGCTGTTCTCGGTCGAGCACGGCAACCTGCTGACCGGCGCGGCGATCAGCACCACGAGCGTGTCGGCGATGCAGGCCGCCATGGCGCTGCAGAAGGACAAGGACGGCCACGTCATCCGCGTGCCGATGAAGTCCCTTTTGGTTCCGGTCGCCTTGGGCGGCCTGGCCCGCACCGTGCGGGCCAGCCAGTTCGAGGTGGGCGCGCAGCGCAACAACACCACGCCGAACATCGTGCAGAACACCTTCGACGTCATCGAGGACGGGCGCCTGGACGCGAACAGCGCTGCCGCCTGGTACGGCGTGGCCAACCCGAATTTCGTGGACGGCATCGTGGTGGGTTACCTGGACGGCAACCAAACCCCGTTCCTGGACCAGCACGAGGGTTTCACCGTCGACGGCGTGGCCTGGAAGGTCCGCCTGGACGCCGCCCCGGCCATCGCCGACTACCGCGGCCTCTACAAGAACCCCGGCGCGTAACGGAGGCGGCGGCCTCGGCCGCCGTGCTTCGCAGCAGCCCCTCCCTTTCGATTCCGGAGAAGCATCATGAAGAACGCATATCAGGACGGTCGCGTCCTGGACCTGGTCCTCACCGCTGCGGTCAACAGCGGCGAGGTGATCGTGCAGAACAAGATCATCGCCGTCGCGGTCACCGATGGCGCCATCGGCGACACCATCGCGGCACACGTCGAAGGCGTGTTCCGCCTGAAGAAGGCCTCCGCGGCCGTCTTTGCCGCCGGCACCCCAGTGAACTGGGATACCGACAACAAGCAGGCCATCTCGGCAGCCGGCAGCACTGGTGACAGCAATGCCATCGGCTATGCCGTGGCGGCCGCCGGCAATGGCACCACCGAGGTACTGGTGCGCCTGACCCCCGGCACCGCTGCGCTGGTGGCGTAACGCTCGACCACCACCGCACACAGATGCCCGGGTGGCGTGTGTGGTGGTGGGTCTTCTCCTGATCCTCCAAGAGCAATCCCATGGCAAACCCGCGTGGCGTCCGCAACAACAATCCGGGCAACATCGACCGCACACTGACCGTGTGGCAGGGCGAGAACCGGACCCCGGTCGCGCTCGCGCGCGAGGCGCGCTTTGCTGTGTTCGACAGTGCCGAGTGGGGCTTCCGGGCCCTGGTCAAGACGCTGCTGACCTACCAGCGCAAGTACGGCCTGCTGACCGTGCGCTCGATCATCAATCGCTGGGCGCCCCCGACCGAGAACAACACCAGCGCCTACGCCGCCGAGGTGGCCAAGGCGTTGGGGGTGAGCGAGACGACCATCATCCGCGTCAACGATCCCGAGACCGCATTCAAACTCGCCAAGGCCATCGCCCGGCATGAAAACGGGGGCGACTTCTGGGGCGATGTAGTCATCCGCGACGGCGTCGAGCTGGCGGGGCTGAAGCCCTGATGGACGCCTGGACTTCCCTGAGCGTCAAGCTGGGCGCCGCGCTGGGAGCCGCCGGCGCCGGCGGCACGGTTGTGGCCGAGGTCATCGCCGGCAGCGAGCACCTCTTCCTAGGCATCCCGCAATCCTGGTTTCTTGCGGCCATCGTCGGCGCGCTGGTCGGGCTGCTGCTGCTCAGCGAGATCGATGCCGGCAAGATTGCGCCCCCCCGCGAGCTTGCCTTGGGCATGCGCTGGGTGACCCTGCTGCTGCGCGTGGGCCTGCTGGGCCTGTTCGTCCTCGGCTTCGCCCTGGCGGCAGGCTGGATTGTCGTGGCCGCTTCCACCTACATACCCTCGATCAAGGAAGCTGGCATGGCCTTCAGTGGCCTGAGCGGCTTCGTGATCAAACCCATGCTGCCGCACTACCTGGGCAGCCTGCAGAAGGTCACCGACCGACTGGCCGGTCGCGCCGGAGGTGCGCCATGACGCTCCCATACCTGGGGAACCTGCTCTCGACGCTGGCGGTGTTCTGCGCTGCGTCCTGGCAGCTGCTGCTCACCTACCAGACTGGCGGACGACACCGTGATCGCGCCGCGTGGCTGCTGCGCGGCGCATGCCTGATTGGCATCGCGGTGGGAATGCTCGGCATCTTTCTGCGCGATCTGGCGGGTCACCTGTACGTGGCCGCGTGGTACGTGCTGTTGCTGCGCGCCAGCCTGGCCGTGCTGCTGGTCTACCCGTGGCGCCGGCGGGAGAGCGATCGATGACCCTTCTACGCGCGATGTGGGCATTCCTGCAAGCCGCCTTCGCCCTGATCCTGAGCTGGGCAACCGACTTGCTGACCTGGCTGCGCAAGCCTGGCAGCGTCCTGAAGAGCTGCTGTGCGGTGCTGGCGGTGATCTGCTTCTTCGCCGCGCTGTCTTCCTATCGGCAGGGACAGCGGGTGATCGTCGTCACCCAGCAGTTCACCCAGTGCGAGGCAGACCGGAAAGCCGAGGCCGATGCAGCAGTGCTCAAGCGCGCCGAGCTCGAGTCCAATGTGGCGGACAAGGATGCCGCCCTCACGGCGATCGCCGAGCGCCTGCAAGCCGAAGCGGACAACCTGGCCAAGCTACAGGCCCGCAACCTGGCCCTGCGCGCCGAGACCGAGGCAGCGACGGCCGAGGCCGCGCGGAGCGCGCAGGCCTTCAAGCAGCAGTACGACCAGCGCCCGGTCGAATGCACTGCGGCGCTGAAGGCCATGGCCCAGGCTTGCCCGACGCTGGGGGGCTACTGATGCGCATTGCCGCCATTCTCATCGCCAGCGTCGCACTCGCCGGCTGCGCCCATCAGGTCAAGCATCCCGTGCCGGAAAGCCAGCCAGTGACGCCGGCGCCCCTCGTGATCGGCATCCCGCAGACGCGTTACGTTCCGATCGACAAGGAACTCACCGCCACATGCAGCTGGGTACGCAACGGCGCGTTGGAGGACATGCCCGAGGTCTCGCGCGGTCGCAAGCTGTGCCTGGACTTCTACGAGGCGCACCTGCGAGAGATCGCCGCCAAGCAGGGCGGCCCCGCTGTGGAGGCCAAGCCGTGAGCCGGGTCGCGATCGAGGTCGATGCCGACAACCTGCTGGGACGCCAGTTTTCCACGCTTGAGCGCCAGAATCTGCCTTTCGCCATTGTGCAGGCGGTCAACGCGACGGCCTTCGATATCCGCGAGCAATGGCAGCGGGTCGCGCCGCGCGTGTTCGACCGCCCCACGAGCCTGACGCGCAATGCCGCCATGTACCGCAAGGCGACCAAGGACCGGCTGTACGCCGAGATCTTTCTGCGCGATGAAGCAGACAAGGGTACGCCGCCGGCCAAGTACCTGACGCCGCAAGTCCAGGGCGGCTTGCGGCGGAAGAAGGGCTTCGAGGTCCTGCTCCAGCAGAAGGGCATGATGCCGGCCGGGCAGTTCGCCGTGGCGGGACGCGGCGCCAAGCTCGACGCCTACGGCAACGTGTCGGCAGGGGAGATCACCAGGATCCTTTCCCAGCTTGGCGCGCAGCGTGATGTCTACCAGAACGAAAGCGCCGCATCGCGCCGCCGCCGCACCAGCGAGGGCCGGCGCTACGAGTACCTGGGGCGCGATCGGAAAGGCGCCACGAAGGTGGCTGGTCGCCTAGTGCGCCGCGGCGGTCGCTATTTCGCCCTGCAGAAGCGTCGCGGCCGACTTGCGCCGGGCGTATATGAGCGCATCGGCACCGGGTTCGGCAGCGCGGTGCGCAGCGTCTTCATCTATACCTCGCGCGCCAGCTACCGCCCCCGCTACGACATCTTCGGCCTGGCCCAGCGTGCCTGGGACAAGCTGATGCCGTTCTACTTCAATCGCGAACTGGACAAGGCACTGGCATCGTCGAAGTACCGGAGTGCGCCATGAGCCAGCGCGAGTTCCTGCAGGCATTCGATGGTGATGCCTTCGAAGCTTTTCGCGAGGCGGGATTCGGCGACAGCGCGGTGTATACCTCGCCCGGCGCTACCGTCGGCGTCGCGTGCACGGTGCTGGTAGACCGTGGCCTGCGGGACTACGGCGACGACCCCGCGCCGGTCGCAGCCGGCTACACCCAAATCACATTCCAGCTTCGCGAGGTCGCCCCGGCGCATGGTGGCCGCGTCGTCGTTGATGGCGAGACATACGTGCTCGATGGTCACGAGGAAAAGGACGGCTCGGCGAGCCGGTGGGTGGTCCTGCGTGCCTAGCCCTCGCCAACTCCTGCTTGAGGCGGTGGCCGCGTGCCTGCGCCGGATCAGCACCGCCGCCGAATATCGAACCAATGCTGGTGCTGCGGTCACCACCGAGCCGGCCCAAGTTGAAGACGACGCCGCTGCCGTGCTCGGGGTGCTCATCACCAAGCAGGAGCGAGCCGTCGAGGCGGGGCTGGTACGCACTCACCGGCTGACCACCGTCGTGTTGCTGGCCAAGCTGCCCGCCGCACTGGATCAGGCCCAAGCTCAGCTGGACGCGATCGTGGGTGACATCGAGCTCGCGATGGCCGATCAGCAGTTCCGCTATCCGGTGGGAATCCAATTCCCGCAATACGTATCGATGGAGCCGGCCAAACCGGAGGCCGGCATCGGCTGGATCGGCGCTCTGCTGACCTACCAAACCCACATCCCGATCAAGTAACCCGCCGCCCGCGCGGCTTCATCAAAGAGGATTTTCACGATGGACGACTTCAGTTATCTGGGCAGCGGCAAGTTCCTGCTTCGCGAGTACGGCGCCGCCACTCCTTTCGAGGAAGTGGGCAACGTCAGCGCGCTGACCCTGTCTCCCCAAGTCAACACCCTGACCCTGGCGGACTATACCCAGCCCGGCGGCGGCACCCGCAACCGGGTGGACCGCGTGACCGAGGTGCAGATCGCCTACACCTTCCATGACTTCAGCGCAGGCAACTTCGCGCGCTCGATGCGTGGCACGGTGAGCGCGGTCGCCGGCGGCACCGCCGCGTCCGAGGCGGTCGTGGCCTATCCGGGTGGGTTCACGCCCCTGGCGAACATCGCCACCGATGTCACCTCGGTGAAGTCGCCCGATGGCACCGACACCTACGTCGCCGGCACCGACTACGAGTTCGTCGACGGTGGCCTGCGCGTCCTCCAGGACGGCGACATCCCAGCGCCCGTGGCCGGCGCGGCCAACATCGCCGTGAGCTACACCTATGGCGCCGCTGAGCGCGTGCAGGCGTTCGTCGCCTCGGCCAAGCAGTACGAGGCGCTGTTCCTGGGCCTCAATGAGGCGCGCAGCGGCAAGCCGGTGCGCGTCCACGCCCACAAGATCAGCGGCGGTGTCATCCAGGAGCTGGGCCTGCTGGGCGACCAGTACGGCCAGGGCCAGGTGCAGGGCGCACTGCAGGCCGATACCAGCAAGGGTGCGGGCCTGTCGCAGTACTTCACGGTGGACATCGTCAAGTGAGCGAGCGCGATCAGGATCTGGACGTGATCGCGCCTCAGCTGCGCGAGGTGGTGGTCCGCGGCGAGACCCTCGCGGTCTCGCCGCTCACCCTGGAGCAGCTGCCGGCGTTCATCGGGGCAAGCCGTCCGCTCATCGGCCGCGTGATCATCGCGATGAGCCTGGCGGGAGCGGGCGCCCAGATTGAGATGGGCGCCCTGCTGCTGGACATCCTGGAGCAGGACGCCCAAGCCTTCGCCAAGGCAGCCGCCGTCGTCACCGGCCGGGCCGAGGCGTGGCTCGCCGGCGCCGCGGTCGGCGAGGTTGCAGAGCTGGCCGAGGCCATTGTCGCGGTGAACGCGGATTTTTTTGCCCGCCGCCTGCCGGCGCTGATGGGCGCGGGGCAGGCGGCGATCCGAGCCGCGCGTCGGGAGCCGGCGCCGGATGGGCCGACCTCATCCACTTTCTCGTCGCCCGAGGTCACCAGCGGCGCGACGTGATGACCTACACGCTGGCGCAGGCCCGCGCGTTCGCTGAGGCGGCCGCGCGGGATGACCGCCAGCGCGAAGCCGCCTTGGCCAATGCAGTTCGAATGGCCTTCGGTGCCGACGTCCCCGCTTGGACGACGTACCTCCAAACCCTGCAGCGATAGATGGCCGACCAGACCACCAACTTGCGCGTCCGCATCAGCGCGGACCTGAACGACATCAAGCAGGGCCTGGCCGTGCTGCAGGGTCGGCTGGGCGAGGTGCGCAAGGATGCCGCCAAGCCGCTGCCGGCGAATAACGGCATCCAGCAGCTCGGCATTTCTGCCGGGCAGACTGCCGCAGCCATGCGCCAGCTGCCGGCGCAGTTCACCGACATCGTGACCAGCCTGCAGGGCGGTATGCCGTTCTTTACGGTGCTGCTGCAGCAAGGTGGCCAGATTCGTGACAGCTTCGGCAGCACCAAAGAGGCACTGCGCGGTATCGGTGTTGGCCTCTTGGGGCTGGTCAACCCCATCACGGTCAGCGCGGCTGCGCTGGGCCTGCTCGTGTACGAAGTCGTCCAGGGGGAGCAGCGCATCAACCGCTTCAACGAAGCGCTGATCCTGACCGGCCGCCAAGGCGAGATCTCGGCCCAGCAGCGCAATGATCTGGCCGAATCGATCGGCGAGCTGCCAGATGTGAGCGGCTCGGACGCCGCCGAGGCGCTCACTGAGATCGCGAGCAGCGGCAAGATCGCCGCCGAGAACTTCCGGCTGGTGGCCCAGGCCGCAGCCGCCATGCAGGATGCGACTGGCAAGGCCATCCAAACCACGGTGTCCGAGTACGCCGAAATCGCCCAGGACCCGGTGCAGGCGATCCTCAAGCTCAACGAAAGCGAGCGCTTCCTGACGCAGTCGACCTTTGAGCGCATCGCCGCGCTGCAGGAAGCGGGCGACGTCGAAGGTGCGGCAGCGCTCGCCACGGAGGCGCGGGCTCAGGCGCAGATCGAGCGCGCGCATGACGTCGTGGAAAGCCTGGGGCTGGTGACCGGCGCATGGCACGAGTTGAAGAATGCGATCGGCGACTCGTTCGACGCCAGCGGCAGCTTCTTTGCGCAGCTGGATCTGGACGCCAAGCAGGCCGCCTCGACGCTCGCCGGCTTCTTCCGAAACTTCAAGCTGCCCAGCGTGGCATCGGTGTTCGGCATGCAGGCGGCCGTCTACGGGCCCGGCACTGTCAGTCCTGATGCCGGCGCGGCCACGCAGGCGAAGGGCAACCAGATCGTCGACAGTGACCAGGCAAAGGCCGAGATTCGGTTCCGGGAAGAGACCAACCGCCTGCTCGGGACGACGCTGGACTTGGAAGGCCAGATCAAGAAGATGCGGGAGGACGCCGCCAAGCAGGGCGTCAAGGATGCCGCACTGCTGGACGCGCGCGAGGCAGCGCTGCGTGCGGCAGCTGCAAAGAAGAGCGCCTCAGGGGTGGTCGGTGCGGAAAGTTCGGCAGGCCTGCAGGCTCTGCGCGACCAGGAGGCGCGCGACAAGTCGCAACGCGACGCTGATACTCGCGTCCTGCAGGCGCAGTACCAAGCCCGGGAGATTACGGTCGAGCAGTACTACGACCGCCTCCGGGAGCTGACCCAACAGGGAAGCGACGCAGAGGCATCCTCGATCCAGAAGCAGATCGCCTACCTTCAAAAGCAGAGCGCCTCGGGTAAGGACGCCGTGGCTATCGGCCAGCAGATCGCCACGTTGGAGAGCAAGCTTGCCCAGGTGCGCACCGAAGGGGCCGCCGCGCAGCAGCAGGTGACGATTCAGGAGGGCGCGGCCGTCAAGGCGCGCACTTCGGCGCTGGCCAGCTACAAGTCGGCGCTGGATTCCAGCACCTCGGCGCTGCAGGCTGAGATGGACGCCGCCGTGGCCCGCGTGGGTTCGGGCGATCGTGAGTACGAGGTCGCCCAGCGCATCAACGGGGCACTGCGTGAGCGCGCCGAGCGCATCAACGATCTGACCTTGCAGCGCAACGCTGGGCAGCTGACGCAGGCTGACTTCGATGCGGAGGTCGCCGCCGTGCAGCGCGCCACCGACGAGCGCGTGCGGATCATCGAGGAGGGCTATGCGCGAATGGACGCCGCGCAGGCCGATTGGTCCAATGGAGCCACGGCGGCCTGGGCGAACTACGCGCGTGGGGCCACCGACGTCGCAGGTCAGGTCGAGAGCGCGCTGGGAAATGCCTTTACAGGCTTGGAGGACATCTGGGTACAGTTCACCCAGACCGGGAAGGTCAGCTTCAGCGACTTCACCCGCTCCGTCTTGGCGGACTATGCCCGCATCGAGGCCAAGCAAGGCCTCACTGCGCTCGTGCGCGCGGCAGGGCAGGCGTGGGGGCCGGAGATCACCGGCTTCGATCAGGGCGGGTGGACGGGCCCTGGCGGTGTGCACGAGCCCGCCGGCGTGGTGCACAAGGGCGAGGTGGTCTGGAGCCAGCGTGACGTCGCGCGCGCCGGCGGCGTGGGCGTGGTCGAGGCGATGCGACTGGGCTATCGCGGCTATGCCGATGGGGGTGTGGTGGGCGCCGCTGCTCCACTGGCAGCGGGTGGTCTCAGCCTGTCGCTCAACATCAAGAACGAGAGTAGCGCGCCCGATCTCGCCCTGACCTCGCGCGGTGCCCGCTTCGACGCAGGCACGTGGGTGCTGGATCTGGTGGCCTCCGACATGGCCGCCGGCGGCAAGACCGCGAAGGCCACGTCGATGCGCTTCAACCTGCCCAATCGAGGTAACCGCTATGGCTGATCCGATCTTTCCCGTCGGACTGCCGGGCCCGGAATGGAGCTCCATGCGCTGGACGCCGGCGTTCGATCCCGTGCTTCGCACCCAGTTCCCCGGTGCCCAGAAGGCCCGCCTTCGGGTCAGCCGAGTTCCCGAGCGCTTCAACTGCACTTTGTGGCTTACCGCAGCGCAGCTGCAGGTGCTGCTCGACTTCCACGCGATCACCTGCAAATGGGTGCTGCCCTTCCAGTGGTGGGATTTCCGCAAGCCGCACGACACGGATCAGCGGGCTATCTATACGTTCGTGACAAAGCCCACCCATGCCGGTGTTGACGACGTGTATCAGGTCGAACTGGAGCTACAGATCGAAAGCACGTTCGCAGGCACCTTCCCGCTCGTCACCGACGGCGGGAGCTTCTTGACCACCGATGATGACGAGGCACTGACAACATGAACGACCTGATCAAAGAGCGCGACCTCGGTGTACTGACGCCGGCGCCAACTGATCTCGTTCGCTTGGTGCGTGCGGGGCAGTCCGCCAACGGTCTCGCTAGCCAACTGCCGACCCCGTCCGGCGCACAACGCCAGATCGACAACCTGGTGGCCGGCCAGACCACCAGCACGCTCTACCGCTCGACCTGGGCGTCACTGTCCGGTGTGGCCGGCACCTTCGCAGGGCAGGGTGCGCAGGTCGTGAATGACGCCGGCTCGCACCTTGATCCGGTGAGCGGCGTATCGGTCAGCAACGCCGGCACGTACACGTGGACCGGGGCGGCATGGCAGTGGCTGCGCGGCGACACGATGGCCGACAAGTCCGACTGGGCCAACGTCGACCAGCAGCTGGAGCTCAACGCCTGGACCCTCAACGCCACCGGCAGCGGCATCGTGACGTTCAAAGGCACCTATCCGGTGAGCGGCGGTGTGATGGCGCTGGTGTTCACCGCCGGCTCGATCGGGCTGCGCGACAAGCGCGGCAGCGGTACCACCAACTTCTACACCATGACGCTGGCCAGCGAGACGACGATCCAGCTCGGCTCCGGCCAGGTGCTGGTGTGGAACCTTGACCCGGAGGTCAACGCCTTCCAGGTGCTCACCAACGGTTCCGCGCGACCGGCGAAGTATGCGCTGATCGCGTATGTGCGTTCGGGCCAGATCGTGGCCGGCCTGCTGATGGACGTGATCGCCCGCCAGGCCGACGACATGCGCGAGTACCAGCTGGTGCTCTCGCCTTGGTACACCGATGGCCTGGTGAGCGACGGCGGCACTGCAGTGGCCGTGAACCTTGCCGCCACCGCGCTGTTCCTCGTTGCGGGCACCGGCAAGCAGGTGCAGACGCTTGCCTCGGGCACCTATCCCACGGCGTTCAGCGTACCGGCCAACTCGGTGCTCCTGTGGGATCTGGTCCGCAACGTGGTGGCGGTCTACGGCAACAATGCCGACAAGCCCACCCCGCACGTGCTGCTGGTCAACTCGCGCACCGGTGGTCATGCCACGGTCGGCGCGCTCACCCAGACCCGCAATTCCTACGAGGCGACGACCGGCCGGGCCAACTACAACGCGCTGAAGAGCAGCTTCGACACGCTCAATAGCCGTACCGCTACCAAGTACTCGCATATCACTTTCTCGCGCGAGGGCAGCGCGGCATCGCCCATCGCCTCGGTATCCGGCGCGACCGTCTCGGTCACCGGCCTGACCATGTTCGCGATTGGCTGGGACGGGGCCAATGTCAAGCAGCTCAATGGCGTCGGCACGGCCATCACCACGACCTGGACGTTCGCCGACAACGAGGTGCTGATCTGGAACTGGGACGCGAACTCTGTCCAGAAGATCAGCAACAACGCCGCTCGCCCTGCGCAGTTCGTTACGCTGCTGATGCGCAAGAACGGCACGTTCGTGGCCGGCGCCATGCTCCCGCTGCTGCAGGCGGCCCTGCTGCCGGAGAACGTGCTGGCCGACAGCCAAGCCGACTCGACCGAGAGCCGTTGCATCGTGATCAACGGCAAGTTCAGCGCCCAGGGCCTGACCATTGTGCGCGACAAGGTCTGGTCCTTCGACGCGTCGCTGGCGGACCACAGCACCACGGCCGGCATCATCCGCTATTGGGCGGACCTGGAGGGCGGTTTCGCCGGCGCCGGCAACCTCACCCACAACTTCGGGCACGTGGCCACCGCGGACTACGACCCTCGAAGCGATGTGATGTGCATGGGTAATGGCGAGGGCTCGACCAGCGTCCTTCCGCGCATCGACCTGCTGCTCAACGCCAGCAGCTACAACGCTGTGGACGATGTCCTGCTGGACTTCAACGACTCGCTGGGCACGCCGCGCGTATCGATCGAGTTCTTCGTCCGCGATGGCGGCGGGGTGGTCACCAAGGAGATCGGCGGCAGCGGCGCGGTGTGCTGCTGGGGCGAGGATGTCCATATTCTCTACATGATGACCGGGCAGGGCAGCGTGCCGCACCGGATCTTCAAGGTGGTGTTGGGCACCGGCAGCAACGACTTCAGCGACCCGACGGGCACGGACCTGACGCGGTGGGGCACGTTCGTGGCAGGGAAGGGCGCCGACGAGTACAACGGCACCGCGCTGGTCTACCAGATCTACACCGGCAAGGAATACAACGTCTCCCAGGGCATGGCCTTCCATGACGGCAAGCTGTTCTATGGCATCACCTCCACGTCGAGCGCACTGGCGGTAATCGAGGTCTCCTGCCGGGAGAACGGCACCTTCCGCACCGACCGGAAGTTCCGGTACCAGGCAATCAGGCGCGACGGCACCAAGCACGCGATCGAGACCGAGGACTGCTGCATCTTCGCTGGCCGCTACCTGCTCGCCGGCGGGCGCGAGTCTGGCACCTACTACTGGTGCCTGTTCCCGCTCTATAACGAGATGGGCGGCAAGGGTGTGGTGGGAGTGCCGATCACCTTTCCATTTCCCTGCAATCAGGTGCCGCAGCCGCTGATCAGCGCGGTAGGGCCGACTGCCGATCTGTACATCGAAGCGTTGGACCGCGAAGGCTTCACGGTGGCCAGCGTGGCTGATGCGGCCGGCGAGTTCCACTGGACGGCGAGGATCGCCTGATGCCGCGCATGCTCTCCACGGCCGCCGCGGCTGCCGCGCTGGCGCGCGAGACCGCCGAGGTCTTCGTGACCTGCCTGCGCATCACCGGGTCCGGTCTGACCACCCTGCGTATCGCCAATGACAGCGTGGCGGTGGTGCGCACTGCTGGCACCTACCAGCCGTGCGCGTTCGAAGCCGTGCTGCCCGAGGACGGTGCCGACTGGAACGGCACCATCTCGGTGCGCATCGATAACGTTGACCGCACCATCGGCCGGCTGATCCGCAACTACGAGGGCATCGCGACCTGCCGGCTCGAGGTCGTGCTCGCCAGCTCGCCGAATACCGTCGAGCTGGGGCCGTTCGACTTTTCCGTGCTGTCGGCCGATCTGGACGAAACGGCCGTCGTGCTGACCCTGGGCTATGCCGAGGGTTTCCTCGATCAGGCAGTGCCGGCGCAGGCGTACACCCCCAGCAACTCGCCGGGGCTGTTCGTATGAGCTTCGCGGGCTTTGTCGGCGTCCGCTACCAAGGTGAGAAGTTCTGCCGCGAGCTGGCGCGCCAGATCCTGGCCGCGCACGGCATCCCGATGCCGCTGGTGGACCAGCCCGGCGAGGCCAGCGGGTGGGCGCGCGTGGCGCTGCCTGCGGCGCTGGACGTGGTGGTGTTCAACCGTGCCGGTCGCCCCGCCCACGTGGGCGTGTGCGTCGACGCGAGCAGGTTCCTGCATGTGGAGGAGGGACGGCGCTCGCAGATCGACCGTCTGAGTGCGCCGCACTGGGCCGCCCGAATCGAGGGCTTCTACCGCTATCAAGGAACGCGCGCGTGACCGACCTGATCGTCAAAGCCCATGAGTTCGCCGAGGCTGGCGTGGTGCATGTCGCCCCGGGCCAGACGCTGGCGGCGATGCTCGCCCAGGCCACCGGCGGGGTGGAACTGTCGCCTGACCTGGTCGTGCGGGTGGGCGGTCACGAGGTCCCGGCAGCGCTGTGGGATCGGGTGCGCCCCAAGCCCGGCTCGCGCATCGTGGTGACGCGTACAGGCTTGGCCGGCGGCGGCAGCGCCCGCCAGTTGCTCGCGGCGGCGGTGATGATTGTGGTGTCGATCTATGCGCCGGGCTGGGGCCAGGCGGCGGCCAGCGCTGCCGGGTGGGGCACTGCGGCGGGACAGGCGATTTCCGCAGGCATTGTGATCGCTGCGTCCTACGCAGTGAATGCCCTCATCCGCGTGCCGACTGCAGCCAATGCCAGCAGCACGGACCAGAAGCAATGGAACCAGCTCACCGGATCCTCCAACCAGATCAACCCATGGGGTGTGGTCCCGCTGGTCGTCGGAGAACACCGCTACTTCCCGCCTCACGCCGCGATGCCATACAGCGAGATGGTGGGCCGGAACAGCTACCAGCACTGCATGTTCGACCTGGGTTACGGGCTGCTCTACGTCGACCAGCTGAAGATCGGCGATGACCCGCTGTCAAACTTCACTGGCTGGGATTGGGAACTCTCCGACGAGGACACCCCGGCCACGCTGTATACCAACGACGTCTCCGAGGATTCGGTCTCCTCGGCCATGAACGAGGACGGCGACCAGGTCACGCGCACGACCGCGCCGAATGTGGGCTCGATCGGGTTAGACATCCTGCTGCCGCAGGGGCTGAAGGTATTCGCCGAATCGATGGCGAAGGGGTGGCCGATGTGGATCGTGTGGAAGGTTGAATACCGCGCGGTCGGCTCGGGCACCTGGCTCACGCCCACCTCGCCGCGACTGTCGGGCCTGGTCTCCAGCTGGGTGGCCGGCGGTAGCGAGCTGCCCGCTTTCGGGCCGGCGGCGGGGCTGTTCCTGATCAAGGATCAGACCCGCGACCCGTTCTCGGTGGGACTGTCCTGGGACGTGCCCAGCGGTCAGTACGAGGTGCGCCTGACCCGCTACGCCACCAAGGCGCAGACATCGCGCACTTGGGCCGATGCGGCCACCTGGTTGGCGCTGCGCTCGATCCGATACACCTCGCCGTCCAGCACCGGCACCTGCAAGCTGAACTTGCGCATCCGCGCCACCGAGCAGCTGACCGGCACGCTGCAAACCTTCTCGTGCATGGTCAAGCAGACCATCCAGGTCTACAACCGGACCACCGGCGCATGGTCGTGGCAGTACAGCGTCAATCCGGCATGGAACGCGTACTGGCTGATGACGACCTGTCGCGCCGTCGCGCGCCGTGTGCCGGCCTCGCGCATCGATCTGCAGAGCTTTGCCGACTTCGCCGACTTCTGCACCACCCACGGGCTGGAGTGCCGGATGGTCGTAGACACCCAGATGACGGTGATGGATCTCCTGCGCAAAGTGCTGGCCGGTTCCTTGGGCGATCTGGGCAACCGCGACGGTAAGTACTGCGTGGTGTTCGACCGCGATGACCCAACGCCCGTGATGGTCTTCACCGCGGAAGAGACCGAGGGCTTTCGCGCCACCCGCACCTTCACCCGGGTGCCGCACGCCCTGCGCGTCCAGTTCAAGAACCCGGACGCGAACTGGCAGGACGATGAGATCGTCGTGGTGCGCGACGGCTACAGCTACCGGGGCAAGGATGCCCGCGGCAATGCCTCCAGCGCGCCGACGGCTACCGAGTTCGAGACACTGAACCTTGAGCAGACCTGTCGGGCCCGCCAGGCATGGCAAGTGGCGCGCTACCACTTCGCCCAAGCGCTGTTCCGGCCCAACACCTACCAGTGGACCTCAGACATCGCGGGGTTGAGCGTGGCGCGAGGCGACTGCGTGCAGGTGCCCAACGACGTGACCGAGTGGGGTGCGGGCTACGGGCGCGTGCGCGCGATCACCGTCGGCGGCATGCCGGGCGCCGGCGCGACGATCACGCTGGACAACGACGTCACCACCGTGGACGGCACCGCCTACCGGATGCAGTTCCGCAGGGCCGGCGGCGGTCTGGCTGTGGCCAACGTCGTTGCTGCGGGCGGAGAGACCCGCGTCTTCGCGATCGATGCGCTGCCGGCAGGGGTCGGGGTAGGGGACATGGCTGTGTTGGGCGAGACCCAGACCGAGGTGCATACGCTGATAGTGACCGGAGTGCGTTACACGGAGGATCTGGGCACCGAATTCACCGCCACCGACTACGACGCGCGGGTCACCCCGTACTGGGCCAATCCGCCGGCCTCCATCATCTCGGAGGTCACGGGGACCGACTACGACCTGCCCGATCCGCCGGTGGTCACCGTGGTCACCAGCTCGGCGGCCAACGACAGCACCGACGACGCGGGCGTGTCCGCGCCGGTGGTGCGCGTGGGCGTCTCCGTCAAATCCGGCGTCTTGAGGTTACAAGCCCAATGAGCACCCCCACCGTGGCATACGAGGTGCGCTGGCGGCCGAGCGGCGACACCACCAGCGCGTGGCAATCCAAGCGCTTCAGCACCAGCCAGGCCCTGCAGCTGACCGAGCTGGAGCGCGGGACGTCTTACGCCGTGCAGGTGCGCTCCATTGGCGCCAACGGACGCAATTCGGCGTGGGTGGACGCGGCGGTGGTGGTGGCCAGCACCAACCGCCTCGGTGCGGCCGCGCTGCCCAACGTGGCCAACCAGCAGGCCATGTGGGACGTGGACACAAGCGTAACCTACGCGGCCAGCAGCAGCGCCGGCGGCGTGAGCACGGCCACGATCAGCGTCTCGGCCGGCACATTGGTGATTGGCGATGTCACGGTCAACTACGGCGCCAGCAGCGCAACGATCGACGGCACAGCCAATGAAGAGGTGACGGTCTATCTGTACTACGACGACGCCGGCCTGCAGGGCGGCACACGCCCACTGGGCCTGACCACGAACATCGTCGAGTCGGCCAACGTGGCCGGGCGTGTCGCCATCGCGCCGGTATCGCTCAAATTCCCCGCCGCGGGCGGCTCCAGCACCGGCGGTGGCAGCATCGGCGGCGGTGGCGGCAGCGGTGGCTCCAAGAACCCCGGAACGAACCAGCAGGCCCTATGAGCTACAGCAAACGAGAAGACGTCGCCGGCCAGGCCGGCGAGCAGGTGGTAGAGCTAGACGACGGCTCCCTGGTGGCGGTGCAGTGCGCCCGGATCGTGGAGGGCGGGCTCATCCGTTATAGCGGTCGGGCCCGGGCGATCAGCGAGACCGGCGAGACGCTGGTCGGCTTGGATGGCCGGCAGGTGGAGCGCGAGCTCGCGCACAGCGACCGTAACGCGCCGCGTGCCGATGCCGTGGCCCGCGACTGCCTGCTGGCGCTGCTGGGGGAGCAGCCCGAGGTCGTCGCGTGGGGCGGCCAGTACCTACTCGACGTCAGCATCCGGCAGGCGATCGCGCTGGCGGCGATCCCCCCGGGTGCCGTGGATGCAGGGGGTGCCCTTTAGCGTGGGCGGGCGCCGCTCTGGACTACGCTAGAATTGCTCCGCAAGGGGGATTCATGCGTAACCTGAGAATTGACGCGGCGAAGGCCGTGCTGATCGTGCTGGTCGTCTTCGGCCACTTCATTGAATGGGCGCCAATCGGTCAGGACCAGATCCTCTACCGGTTCATCTACCTGTTTCACATGCCGGCTTTCGTCTTCCTTTCCGGGTTGGTGTGCGCCGACATCATCGATGGCAAGGGGGCGAGGCGGATCCTCGGGATGATCCTGCTGCCTTACCTGGCTCACCAGGCCGTCTCGAACGGTATGGTCGCCTTGTTGAAGCATGAGCCCTTTGCCCTTTCGGTGGGTCAGCCATATTGGGCTTTGTGGTACCTGCTCAGCTTGTGCTGCTGGCGGCTCCTCATGCCTTTGCTCTTGGCGACCGGCTGGCCACTGACGGTGGCGATCGCGGTCAGCCTTCTGTCGGGTTTCGGTCCCGAATTCGATCACGCCTGGTCCGCTGGGCGTACAGCAACCTTCCTGCCGTTCTTCGTTCTGGGGCACCAGTACGCGAAGCGCCACGGCATCGATTTGCCAGTCTTGAGTGTTCGTCGTGGGCTGCTCGCCTTGGGCGTTGTGGCAGCCGTCGCCTTCGCGACTCGCGCAGAGCCGTTCGAATGGCTATGGGGTCACACGCCATACGCAGAGTTCGCTGCCACCCAATGGCGCGGATTCGTTCTCCGGCTTCTTCAGCTTTGCGCCGGCGCAGTGGGAACCTTGGGATTGTTGCGCCTTGTGGGGGGCATCCCTTTGCTGGCCACGATTGGTCAGCGCTCGCTGGCAATCTTCATCGCGCACATCTACGTGCTGAAGGCTCTGCGCGTCGCGGGATTGTTCGAGAGGATCGAGTCGGCTGATTGGCCGCTCAAGCTGGTCGCGGCTCTGGTCGCGACGCTGGTAATCACTGCCGCGTGTTGGATGGCCGGGCGGCTTGTCCCGTGGGCGTTCGATTTCACCTGGCTGCTCGACCGGGTGGACCGGTTGCGTCAACGGTTGGTATCCGGCCGGATGGCGTCCAAGCCGGCGTAGGCCAGTTCGCACCCCATGAGACCGTCGCCGCGCACGCTGCCGGCGTGAACAACGCGAAGGGAAAGGCCCGCGAGGCCGCTCGGCGGGCGGAAGCCATAGAGCGGCAAACCAAGAGCATGCCTCCGCCGCATGGGCGGGGCTGGCGGGCCTGGTCCCGCCATGCGGACGCCTTAGCGCGTCTGCGCCGGGAGGCCGCCCGTCTACGCCGCCTCAACGGCACCGGGCCTAGCCTGTCGTCCCAACCGGAGGATGAGCCATGCCTCTGAGCCGAGAGCAACTGCAGGCGCACCTGGACCAGCTGGACGGCACCGTCCCTGGACTGGTCGAGACCCAGGACCACCACTTCTTCGAGGCGTTCGCGGCCATGGTCGAGACGATCGCGGACGCCGCGGCGCCGGGTGCCGACCGGGACTGGGTCGAACATCAGGCCCTGGGTATGCTGGCCCGCCGCGGGCTGATCCCGCCGATCGATGAGGCCGCTTGACCGATGTGCTATTCCGCCCAGGTGCTGGCCGACTACCGCAAGCTGGTGCGCAACTACGGTGCGGTGATGTCGCTGGACGACTTCGCCAAACTGTACTTCCACGACCCGGGCAAGGCCAGGCCCAAGACGCCGAAGGCCATGGACGACGGCTTCCTGCTGTCGGATGAGGCGGCGGTAGCCAGCATCGCGGCGGAGGTCCGCGAGTGGAACCAGGACGAAGCCGCTCGCTGGGAGGAGCAGCTGTTCGCCCAGAAGACCCGGCTGAACACGGCCGAGCGCGCGCTCCAGACCAAGGTCACCAAGAAGGCCGAGAACGACGTCCGGGTGGCCGGCAACAAGATCGAGCAGGCCACCCAAAAGCTGGCCGACCTGCGGCGCACCGAACCCAAGGACAGGGACAGCCGGATTTTCCCGGGCGTCTACGCCCCAGTGATCGTCAGCGAGGGCGGCCGTCGGGTCATCAAGCCCATGCGCTACCAGTGCCGCGTCGAAGGCTCGCCCGCCTTCTTCGACCAGAAGTACCCGGGCACCTACAACGCCCGCCGGGACAGCCTCGAGAAGTTCTGGCGCAAGGAATTCGGGGTTCGGCACGGCATCCTGGTGGTGGACACCTTCTTCGAGAACGTCGAGGGCCCGGACGGCAAGAACCAGATCCTCCAGTTCACCCCGCGCGATCGCGAGCCCATGCTGGTGGCCTGCCTGTGGGCACACTGGACCGATCCGAAGGGGCAGGAGCCGGATCTTCTGAGCTTCGCGGCCATCACCGACGAGCCGGAGCCCGAGGTCGCAGCCGCTGGCCACGACCGGACGATCATCAACATCAAGCCCGAGCACATAGACGCCTGGCTCAACCCCGACCCGAACAACCTGGCTGCCCTGTACGCGATCTTCGATGACAAGCGGCATCCGTACTACGAGCACAAGCGGGCCGCCTGA